TGATTGACAGAGAAAATTGGATAGACTATATATATAGTGATAAACAAGATGACTAGGAGATTTTCACTATGGCTTATGATCCTGAAGCCCAAGCCAAATACAACGCCACCGAAAAGGGGAAAGCCCGCAAACGTAAGTGGCAACAGAATATGACTGAAGAGCAAAGAGAGAAAAAAAGACTAGCTAATAGGGAACACATGAGGCGTAAACGCGCTGAAGCTAGAGAACAAGAACAAGAATAAAGCTAAAACCCTTGATACTCAAGGGTTTCTTATTTTAGAAAAAATATTTTAAATTATTTTAGAAAAACCTATTGACTTTTATTTGTGGATAGACTATATTAATTACATGAGAGAAAAACAACAAAAAACAAGGGGTAAAACAAATGACTTATAACTACAACGAACTTAAACCAAACCAAATTGACAGAGCTATCAAGATTATAGAAAGATATGAGAAAAAAGCACAAGGCGATGACATTGTAAAAAGTTTTGAAGGCACTATTCCCTGGTATGAGAGACAATTATTGGATCAATTTTTTGATCAATGCAAGTACGATGATGGTGTTTGGAAAGCCAACTTTAGAACAGGTGATTATATATCAAACCAAAACCGGGTTCAAATAAGCTTTTTTATCAGTGATAAAAGAGTAGTAGAAGATTTAATGGCTGAAGCTGGTTTTTTACCAGCAGAAATAGTTGCCATAATTGAACAATTTAAGGACAACCTAAAGCCCCTTGGGGTTTTGTTGGAAAACAAAATGTTTACTCCTGATAGTATTGTTTTTTAAGCTTGAAACCCTGAATTAATCAGGGTTTTTTATTGCAAAAAAATATTTTAAATTATTTTAGAAAAACAGTTGACAAAATATAGTCTATCCACTATTATAGTTACATAAGGTTAAAACAATCAAGGAGACAAGGCAAATGACTACTACAATTTTTTACCAAATACGTACACTCAAACATCAAATTAAAGCTACTTTAAAACTTATTGCAGATGGTATTTTATTCTATATTGATCAACTTATCATTTTAGAGGGCAAATTGGAAAAATTAGAAAGCAGTCTTAACACTCCAGACAGCGCAAAAGTAGTGACCTTTGGAAAATACAAAGGTAGTTGCATTCGCGACATTCCTACAGACTATTTAGCTTGGGCAATGCGTAGTGTACCTAATTATGAATGGCGTTATGTCTTCAGAAAAGAGGTTTTAAAAAGAAATAAAAATGAAGACAGACTAATTAAACTCCGTGAAGAGTACAGCGAATATTTTATAAATTACGCGATTCTGTTTAAAGCAGAACGGGATTATTTTAATAACCAGTGGAAGGCCTCTAATCTTCCTCAAGTACAGCAACAAAAATTTTATGAATACTTAGCAAAGCGTTCCGACATCATAGATGGTGTTGTTTAATCCTTAACCCTAGCAACTTATTAGCCGCTAGGGTTTTTTATTGCAAAAAAAATATTTTAAATTATTTTAGAAAAACAGTTGACAAAATATAGTCTATCCACTATTATAGATACATAAGGTTAAACAAGTAAAGGAAACAAAGCAAATGTTAGATACAAAAGATATGAGTTTATATTCTGTTCTCAGTTGCTTAGGTATGACTACTAGAGAACATGAAAATTTAATTAGTCGCAGCCTACAACGACGCTACATTTTGAAAGATGGTGAAGTAGTTTTTTGTGGTTTAGCTGGCGATGTTTGGCAATGGCTAAGAGATTCCAAACAGATAAAGTAATAGGATTTTTTAAAATATTTTTTAAAATCCTATTGACAAAATATAGTCTATCCACTATATTAGATACATAGGATAAAACAACAAAAAAAACAACAAAGAGTAAAGCAATGTTTAACTTTTCAGGAATGACCGTAGAACAAATCAAAATTAACTATAAAAAATTAGCCGTAAAACATCATCCAGACTTAGGCGGGGATCTGAAGACAATGAAAGCGTTAAACAATGCTTATGAAGCAGCGTTAAAAAACTGCAATGGGCAAACTACTAAAGATGATCAAGGTGAAACTCACACCTATAAATACAACCAAGAAATTGAACAGGCGTTAATGAATAAAATCATTGAACTATTATCTCTTAATATGGAAAATGTAGAAATAGATTTAATAGGGACTTGGATCTGGGTAACGGGTGATACAAAACCAGTTAAAGACAAAATTAAACAAGCTGGCTGTACATGGCACTCTAAGCGCGGCTGCTGGTATTTTAAAATTGGCAAGTATTACGGCAAGTCATCACCGGATAGCTTAGAGGAACTAGCCAAGAAGTACGGATGCACCAACGCCAGCAAGTTTAATAAAAATATCAAAGTAAGCTAAAATTATGGGGTGATAGTTCACCCCATTTTTTATGCTTTATCTTAATGAAGACGCTGTAGACTCTCAAATTAAAACCTGTACAGAACAGGCAGAAGATCCTAAAGGCGTGAGATGCCCAGCTTGCTGCAAGGTTAAGTTAAAAGACAAACTATGCCCTTTAGGTCAGGCAAGAATGTCACCATTGCAAAAATGATTTAGAAAATATTTTATATACTAAGATAAAACTAGTATTTTAATTTCTAAAATGACTTTATCCTTTGGCAAACTTAACCCTAAGAATATAAAAAAAATTAAAAAAGCCACTATAGATAATCAGATGGTAGACACATCTGATTTTGAGGTCAATCTTCCTGCACCGTCACCTGGAGCGCAGGAAATGTTTTATAATACACCCGCTGATGTGTGCATATACGGAGGAGCCGCAGGCAGTGGCAAGAGTTTTTCAATGCTCTTAAAAGCGTCTAAATTCTTAAAAGTGCCAGGTTACGGTTCTGTTATTTTAAGAAGGACTCGACCTGAGATAACTAACGAAGGCGGGTTATGGGATGAATCAAGAAATTTATATAAACTAATACCAAAAGCACAAGCTAGAGAATATCAACTTGATTGGACTTTTCCGCCTGGTAGTGCTATTAGTTTTGGTCATGCTCAGTATGAAAAAGATGTTGAGGATAAATATCCAGGTTCACAGATATGTCATCTTGGCTTTGACGAGTTAACAAAATTTACAGAGCGTCAATTCTGGTTTTTGTTCTCACGGAATAGATCAACCTGTGGCGTTAGACCTCGTATTGATGCAACTTGTAACCCTGATGCAGATTCATGGGTAGCTAAGTTAGTAGCATGGTACATTGATCAAGATACTGGCTACCCTATTGAAGAAAGATCGGGAGTCTTGAGGTATTTTTACCGGATCAATGGTGAGATTCATTGGGGTGATACAGAACAGGAATTAATGGATCAATTTCCAGACTTGGCGGCGATCGCACCACCTAAAAGTTTTACTTTTATCAAGGGGACTGTATATGATAACCCGCATTTATTAGAATCTAATCCTCAATATCTGCAAAACCTTTTATCGTTGCATCCTGTGGAGATGGAACGACTATTAAAAGGTAACTGGAAAATCAAATATGAAGCGGGGACAATATTTAATCGTCATTGGTTTGAGGTGGTCAACGCTGTTCCGGCTGGTGGTCAAACTGTGGCTTTTTGGGACTTTGCCGCTACTTCATCGGATACCGCGTCAAAAAGTAGTTTCTACAGTGTACGGACTAAAATCAAGCTATACCAAGGCATCTATTATGTTCTTGATTGTTTTTGGGAACAGGTATCAGCAGATGATGGTGATAATTCAGTTTTGAAAATTGCCCAGCAAGATGGAACTGCTTGTAAGGTGCGCTGGGAATTAGAAGGCGGTAGTGCTGGTAAACGTTACGAGTCGTCGCTTAAACGTCAGTTAGTAGGTTTTGATGCTAGGGGTGTTAAGCCACTAGGTGATAAAGTAACACGTGCTATGCCTTTAGCTATTGCTGCTAAAGATGGAAAGGTAAAACTGTTTAGAGGCGCGTGGAACGATCAATTTTTAGCGGCGTTACATGAATTTGATGGTAGTAAGAAACCCCTAACTAACGATATTGTAGATAGTGCCGATGGTGCTTTTGGTGAGTTACAAGAATCTACTCCGCGTAGTAGTTTTGTTGGTGGTAAGATTCATAATCCATTCAATTAAACGTGTTAAAGTTTATTATCATAGGCAGAATGTGTGCGTCCTTTTGGCAGATTTGGTGATATAGCAGATCCGTAAAGTCTGGCTGTTGTTGAATTGTGAGGGACTGTAAACACTCGACCATCTGCAAGCAAAACACCACCTGCAAAAGCACCACTACCAGCATAAGTACCACTAGGTGTAG